AATAAAGCTAGACTTACTCCCCAAGTTATTCCTAGATAGCTTATAAACGCCCAGATAAGCCCTACAGACGCTATAAATATTAAAAGTTCTAAAGCTAATGCGTAATCAGGAATATAAGGACTATTTTGTATTAATACGCTTTCAGATAACGCTGCTTGTATTTTATGTGGTTCTAATAAACCAACAGGTGTTGCAATTTGCGGCATTACACCATTTGCAGTAACACCTACGAAAACAAACTTACCGTTTACATCCATTTCTTGTAAATTAGTTTCTTCTGTTTTTACCCAACTAATCCACTTACGCCCAAGACTATCTGTTTTAACTGGTGGTATTCCCCTAACAGCTATTTCTTGCACTCCGTTATCATTAGTAGTAATTATATAAGTACGAGCTCCTGTTAAATTTTTTAACACATGAACTCCAAAAGAAGGAGCCCAACCGTCAGGCGTTTTTAATAATAGAGGAATACGCCTAACAAGTTGGTCTACTTCTGTGGGGGCTATAGCAACTCCTTGTGCTATATCATCGTATAAATAAAAATTTTGTTTAACTCCTGTAGACGCTAACCCCCCAACATCAGGACCTTTAATAACGGTACCTGTTGTTTTAGGATAGTTTTGATTACCGTCTTCAAAAGTAGCTAATACACTCGGAGCGTATCCTAAAGACCTAGCAAAATCTTCATCTCCCATAAGTCTATCTGCTTGTGGAAAACTAATAACCCAACCAACCCCAAGTGCACCTTTACCTAATATTTCTAATTGTATATCTGCTAATCTTTTTCTAGGTAATGGATAACCACCTTCCCGCTCTACATCTTCTTCAGTTATATTAAGTATTACAAAATTACCGCTAGGCTCTTGTTCTTTTATTAAAGCATCAAAAGTTTTTAATTTTAATATTTCTGTAGGCGTGCTTTGAAACAATAAAGGTAATGCTAATAAAGGTAATAATATAAATATAAGTTTCTTCATCCGCTACTTTGGTTAATCGTTATAACAGAGTCTCCTCCACCATTGATTTTTATTATATTAGATACTCCGTCTTGTATCAAAATTACTGTATAACCGTTTCCTGAATTTAAATCTAATTGCACAGACTCACTTACTTTCCTACGTAAACTTATAACCTGTCCTGTTACTATTGTAGTTATTTGTGTATCTGAGTCTTGACCAATTAAAGTACCAGAAACATTTACTCCTGTAGCTAACGCTAATTGGTCTTCTTCTTTTTCTATAGCAAGAGCGTCTAATACATTTAATAAATCTTCTAAAAAATTAACATCAAGGTAATTAATATCTAATTCTGTAAACTCTAAACTATTATCTTCTAAAAAATCTTCTGCTAAATAATCTATATCTAAATCATTAAAATCTAATAAATTAACTGTTTTAGCTGTAGTTGCTTCTTCTTGTACAACAGCGTCTTCTTTTGGTGGCGTAACAATTAACATATTATCTATAATATCTAAAGTTAAATCTAATATTACAGGTTTAGTGGGAGTGCTTTCCCACACAGAAACAGTTGTAGCTTGATAAGGTTTATTTAATAAAACACTACCAGTTGCTGTAACTACCTCTATTTCGCCACTAGAAAGACCAAAAGGGTCAGGCAATAATATAATAAGTGAACGACCTAGTTCATCAACCGTAGCAGTAAAGTCAGTACCACGAATAGCTATATTTGCTGTAGGAGTTTTTAATTGTATATTTTGTTTATCTATACGATTTAAATTGCCAGTAATAAACCTTGCTGTACCAAGACCAAAGGTAAGTGCCATTTTTGCTTTACTTGGGTCAGGGTCATAAATATATTCATCTATGAGAAGTTGTGAATGTTCGGTAAGTTTTACTACAGACTCGTCAAGAAAAGTAATAGCCATACGACCATTTTTAGTTATAGCTTCGTCATTACTTTGTATAGCAAATTTTAAATTAGCGTCGTAAGGTTTATCTCTTACAATTTGAGCAGAGCCGTTTAGTTCAGATATATCTCCAATATCAGCATCCGACGCCTGTACCTTGGTCGTTTTGAATGACGCAAACAGTACCGTTACTACCGTTAGAAATAATTTTGAGCCAGTCATTATCTTGTGTACTCGATTGTGTAATATTAAATGTTCTAGAATTACCTGTTTGGTCTAAATAAAAATAGCCCCCAGCATAACCAGAGCCTGTAAAGTTTAAAGTATTACTATCACCATCAACATCAACATAAGAAGTACCACCGTCGTAATTTATATCAAAATCAAAAGTGTTACCGTCACCCTGTATAATCCAATCTAAATCTAACGTAGCAGCAAGAGCACTAGTGCCATGGTCAAGAGTAAAAGTATTTGTACTTCCTGTTACGTCTACGTTGTAATTTGAACTATCTATACCGTAGGTGTTTGTTGGGTCGCCTTGAATAGTAAAAGTATTACTATCACCATCAAATTCAAAAAAGCCTGTTACAGAGTCCCCTAATATATCACCAAGAAATTTGTTTGTATCACCTATTTGGTTAATATCAAGAGTTAACGAAGTTCCGTCTAAATCAAGAGCGGTTAAACTTCCTGCTGAAGAATTTAAACCACCAATAATATTTCCAGAACCAAGTTGTTCTAAATCTATGTTAGCTGTAGCTCCGCTTTGGTCTACGTGTATTTCGTTATCAGCCGCGTATGTTGTCAATACACTCAGCATCGCAATCAGGCTCATCAATTTTAATTGCTTCATTTTTTTCCTCCCAAAAACCTTTATCATACCCTATTTTGACGATTTGCAAAACAGACGCCTCAATAGCTCTCTGTAATGCTAACGTTGTAGGCTCGTTTTCTGCATCTCCTGTTTCTATTTCTACAAGTTCTGTACCTGCTTCAATAAACCTAAAAACATCTTGTGATTGTCCATAACTATAAATTTGTTTATTCACCAAAACATCAATTAATACTTCTCCTGTAGCTATGGAAACCATACGTAAAGCAACTGTTATATTGTCTATACGATACTGTTTACTCATTCCAATACCTAAATATCTTGCACCAATACCACCGCTTTTAATATTTGTGTCATACCCAATTACGGCACCTTCCATAAGAACACCTGCAAATAATAACGGCATAATAGGTTTAGGTCCATCTGTTGCTTCGTTTTGTTCTCTAGCAGAACGAATTAGTTGTCTTTCTTTTGTAAGATTATCTAATCCAACTCTTTCGGCAACTCTAAAAAATTTACCATTAGCTGTATGTTTTAAACTTCTAATTAATAAATGACTAGGAGCTTGGGTTAGTGCTGTACTAAATAAAGCAAACTCACTATTGCTTTTACGTTGTCCTGTTTGGTCAGTAAAACTATTAGGGTATACTGCTACAACGATAGGTACTTTAGGTTGTGGTGCGTTTAATAATTCTTCAGATTGTATTTGTAATACACTAGGTAAAGTTTTACCTTGTTGTAAATTAGTATCTACAGGAGCTAAACTACAACTAGAAAGAAAAATCGCCAATAGGCAACTGTATCTCTGTGACATTTCCATCTGCATCGGTAATAATTAAACTTATAACTCCATCTTTGATACTATATTGTATAGTGTTGCCCTCTAAGGTTAAAGTTCCTTCAGTGCTAGGAGTTTCTCCGAACAAATTTTCTACCAACTGTCTTGATAACTGTGCATAGATACGTGACTCAAGATTCCTAATAAATCTAGCTAATGTAGTATTTTCTTTATCTCTTTCAATTTGTTCTTGTATTGCTTTAATTTCTTCTTTTATACTCATCTTACGATTAAATTCTTGGTTTTCAATCGTAAGATAATGGGACGAAGTACCTATCCCATTAAAACTGGGATTTTTAAATTTATGGGTTATAGTGTCGGCTTTAAGATTAATCCCTAATATCCCCAGAAAAAGGATTAACCCTATAACAACAACAAGTCTATAAATAAATATTTTTTCTGCTTCTTCTTTTTTACTCATAACAGCCTCTAATGTAAAACTCTGTCTTCTCCTATATCTTCTTCTGCTTTTATAACTATTTCTACTTGACCTACAATCCTTACACCATGTACTATAGCTTCCATTTCTGCTTCTTCTAAAGTCCTTGCATAAATAAAAGGTCCATCGTATATATTACCGTCGTGTTCAAATCTTGTAGCAAAAACTTTCATTAATCAATCCTTTGGTCATTTCTATCAGCCTTAGCGATTTTATTACTATCTATTAAATTAGGTACGCCAAGAATAGTCTTAATTAAAGTATCTTGTCTTATAATTTCGTTATCTAAACTACGTACCCTATCAATTAATGCTACTAGTATTCCGTGTTGGGAGTCAAGTTTTGTGCCTAATCTTTCTTCAATAGCTTGTATTTGACCAGCTACTTTTTCATCAACTACATCTAGTTTTTGCTCCATGCCATCCACAATACGCATGATAAGCTTATAAATAAACCAACCAAGACCAAGTGCGGCTGCAATAGGAAATCCAACTTCTTGAATTAAAGTAACGGCTGATTCCATTAGTAATCACCCCAAACTTTAACCTTTTTCCCTCCATGATATTCAACAGCATGACCTTCTTTTATTAAAACATCACAGATATCTCTGCCATCTTCTGTGTACGGAATACCTAATATACGACCGTATTTACCTTTGCCTAAAGATTTAACTTTTATACTGCCACAACAAAGTTCTTTTAATCTTTCTTTAGCAGCAAGTCCTAATTTCTTTTCTGCTAAATCTCTAGTTCTACTTTCAGGAGTATCTATACCTGCAAGTCTAACACGCTGCTTATGTAACTTTACATCAAAACCTAAATCAAGACAGCAATCAAAAGTATCTCCATCAACTATACGTTCTAGTGTTGCGTTATATACGAATGAATCTGGTGCTTTAGCCATTATTTACTTCTCTTTTTCTTTTTAGCTAATTTCTTTTTATAAGCCTTAGCTGCTGCTTTTCCTTTTTTAGTGTATGAAAATTTTTTATTTCCTACTTTTGGCATATTATTCTCCTTGTTTTAAAACTCTATCTTTTAATCTTATAGCTCTTGGACCTACTTGTATAGCCCAACGACTATCTAGCATTTCAACTGCAGCTTTATCCCAATTATGTTCTTCCATCGCAGCCAAAAACTTTTTAAACTTTAATAACCTTGTTATACCTAAATTAAAACACATATTCGCCATAACTCTTTGTAAATCTTCTGGTAAATCTTTCCACCATGTTATGTTTCTATCTAAATCATTTATAACGTTTTGTATGTCTTTTTCAAAACATTCAGTTATTCTTTCTTCAGAAACAGGAGTATCTACTTCTTGTCCGTGTTCAGGGTCTGTTTCTAATATTAAATGACCTATACCAAAAGTTGGATAACCTAAATGGTCTAAGTATATTTTATCTATACAACCTTCATCAAAAGTTAATTCTTCTTGTAATTTTTGCATATCCATACTAATATCCTCTACGTTATTGTTATTGTTGTTGCTCCACCAGTTGAAACGCTTACGTTCCCCAGTGCCGTTGTTCCCTGAACTCCCTTTTCGGTCCCTGAATATATATCTACCCATTTATCACCTGTCCATAATTGCAGTTGGTTTGTAGAAAGATTCCAAATAATATCTCCTTTGTTGAATTTATTTTTATTTCTTTCTGTTTCATTTACATTTAAGGTTGCATTAATATCTTTAGTATTTAAACTTAATTCTAATACTCTTACTAAACGGTTAAATGTTTCAGAAGATACTTCTCCTATCGCTACGGGAAGTTTAGTTTCTAATAACTTACCCATTAACGTTTACCGTCAGGTTTAATATCCAAACGAGTTGCACCTAATCTAAAACCCATACCTAATTTAGCAGTATCATCATCATTAGACTGAACTCGGATAACTGCTTGACGACCTCTAAGACGAGTATCTATTTTAGAAGTATTAGAATAACAAGTTCCAGTAACAACGGTAGTTAAAGATTCTCCTGGAAAATCTCTTTTCTTTAATACTATATCTACTTGTTGTCCCCCAGTTCCCACACTACCGTTTCCGTTAAACTTAACATCAGGAATAATCCTACTAATATGTTGAAAATCTTCTCCTGCTGGGTCTATGTCAAAATCACTAGACTCTATATAAACATCCGTCATAGCTGTTTCGTCTGCGTCATGTCCAGTTTCGTGGTTGTAACAATACCCTGTATTAGAACTAGAATAAGTAGCTTTAGGGTTACTAAAAACACCTTCGTCTATCCAAGATGTTCTAGATAATTTACCTATTGACCATACTTGTTCTTCATAATTAAATACGACATATCTATCTATAACTGTAGTATCGTTTGAACAATAAAACCACCCCACTTCATTAAAAGCTTTATTAACAAAACCGAATATTTGATAACTTTGTGTTTGGTTTAAATCTGTAAAAACATATTCATCTACAGTACATGGTAGTTGTTGTATTTGTCCTGAATAGTTATAAAAACCTTTTTTATCCATCCAAAAAACACCTTTAGGAGTATTGACCATAGCATTAGGTCCTACTAATCCAACTCCTTCGTTAACTAGGTTTAAAGAAAAAGTAAAAGGCTGTCCTACAAAAGTCATAGAATATAAAGAAGTATCTGTCCAAATTAATGTTTCTTGTCTTGCTCTAACACCTCCAACTATAGAAGACCCTGCAGAAAGTCTAAAAGACCCTGCCGTATTTGTTGATTTAGGTTCCCATTCTGCTGCATCTTCTTGGTCAGACCATGCAATAAACATAGGGTCTATTGAACCTGTTCTAGCTGTTTCTCCATCATTTAATGGGTCTGCTCCTAAACAAATTACGTGTCTATCTATATCACTGACTAAAACTTGTAAAGCTTTAGTAGGTGCTAAATTAGCTCCAGAAATAGCAGATAAAGCAACACCTCTATCAGTACCTAATGTTTTTGCACTAGTGTCCCAATAATAAATTCCTGCTCCTCTAGCATTAAAAAGTAAATCTTCACCAAAATTATCTTGAGACCATAAACGTAATTGATTTGTTGCTTCTAATGCCGCAACACTCCCCCAAGTACCTGAGCCCCAATAATCAGAGCCCCACCCTGTTGAGGGAACGTAAACATCTAAACCAACATTTATTTGATAGGCACCGACGACACTCCCACCACCGTTACCACTATCACTTGAATTAGCGGTTACTTCAGCACCATCAGTATCTTTAGCCGTTATAGTGTAAGTATTAGCGTTAGGTACTGTAACTATTTGATATTCTTGATTTAGTACAGCAGCAGTTATTAAACCACCTAAAGTAGCTGCACCACTAAATGTTACAAAATCATTCATAACAGCACCGTGAGAAGAATCCGTTACTGTTATAGTAGAACTTCCATTAGTTGCTGCAAATGTTACATCTCCTGCTGATGTAGTACTTCTTAAAGGAGTTATATCATAATAAGAATTTCCTTGTAATATATAGTTTTTCCAAGTAGTTCCTAACCCTAAATATTTACTTCCTTCTAAATCAACCCAAGCGTGTAAAGACCTTCCTGAAGATTTAAAACTGTCTGAAGAAGCTTTAGCCCATCCTCCTATTTTTTCTGGGAGACCTTTACGGAAACGAACTAAATTACTATCAAACCAACCACCTTCATTAGCGTAAGCGGTAGCTTCTTTATTGATTCCTGGTTTAAAAAGAAATTTTTGTAAAGGCATTATTTTTTTCCTATATAAAAGCAGCAAAAACTATAGAGCCTAGTATAAATGGATAAACCCCCCATAATAACATTTCTAATCTTTTAAATTTAGCAGAACCTTCGTCTAATCTTTTTTCAATATATTCATAGCGAATAGCACACTCTCTTTCGTGTGCACTAAGTTCTGCTAAAGCTTCTTTTACCGTAGCCATTATTTTTGTTTTGCTTTACCTATGTTTAAAGCACACCAGTCAATAACTTTATAAATTGGTTTAAACCAATGGTTATCTTTAGGTGTTGGTGTAATTGCCGCTATTACTGAAGCTATAGAGATTATAGCAGTAATCCACATAATAATATTTAACCACATCATTTTATTTTTCCTCCTCTGGAATATCTTTATCTTCTTTGAGAATTTCTTCAGCTTCTTCTTGAGTTGAAGCTATAAATGAATTTTGAAAAACAGTTAAAGCCGCTTCTATTTGGTCTAAATCAAAAAGTATTTGTTCTTTTTTCTTTCTTAAATTAGTGATTTGATTTGCCAGATATTTTTGTTTATCTGTCATTTCAGATTCTAATATTTCCTTATCACCGACTTTAGCTTTGTTTTCTTCTTTTTGCATTATTGCACCTCCTTAGGTGTAGTTGTTTGCACATCCCAACAATTTAAGTTGGATGCGATGGTTCGTCTTTCTCCTTCTCCTTTGAAGGGATAGACCATATGTTGTAACCAAGAAGGAAAAAGTAATAACTTTCCTACCTCTGGAGTCATAACAAATGATTGAGCTGGTTTTAATCTTTCACTATCTATAACTGATACCTGTCCGTATTGAAACGCTATACAGCCGTCTGAATGTCCACTTTCATTATACAAAGAATAGGTTGGTGAATTAGCATTAACATTACCTATTTGTGGAGGTACTTTAGTCCAGGCTGTAGTAGATATACCCATTAAAGTTTTAGTGCCGTGGTCATGTATAGGGTTATAATCTCCGTCATAACTATGCACTGACCAAGTTTCGTCTATTTGAACTTGTTTATCACCTTTAAGACTATTCCCTGACTTACTAAAATGATTAATATATTCAGCACCAAGCTGACAGATAAAACTATTATACTCAACCATTCTTTTATCATTGTGGTCTAACAGTAATTGTTCTCCTTTATCTATTTGTCCTACTAAAGTTTTTGCTAATGATTCTTTGTTTTTATCTTCCCTATACTCATCCATATAATCATTAACATCATCAATCATCTGCTGTGGCATTTGTGTTTCTAACACATACACCGCAGGCATACAATGAATCTGAAACTCTCCTTCAGTCATATTTAACTAGGTACGTTAAAATTATTATCTGGTGTGCTTGCTGCTGGTGGGTTAGTAATAACGCTATCTACTTGACTAGCAAATACTGTATCCCATTGTGATACAGGACATATAGCTACTAAATTAGCATTAGTCCAACTACCTTTAGCTTTTAAAGTAAAGTTAGCATTTCCATCATCATCAAGTTGTTTAACTGTAGTGTTAAAAGTATGAGTATAATAAGTACTATCGCCCTCACTATCGTTTTCATATTTCATTTCTATAGTCCACTTATCTACTTTATTAGATGAGTTTATATAAGGTGTACAACTAACTATC